ACAAATGACAATAGAAAGCACAAACGATAAACAACCCACTACCCCAGCCATTACTTATAGCGAGTGTTATCGGCTGCCTTTTCTTTCATTATTCCACGCTGATTGCATGGATATTATGAAGCAATACCCTGATAAATACTTCAATTTGACTATTATTGACCCGCCTTATGGGATAGGTTTTGATGGGCAAAAGGAATGTAAAAAAACTAATAGGATTGCACATGAATTTAAGGGGTGGGACAGTGCAATTCCTACTGCTGAATATTGGGATGAATTGTTCAGAGTATCAAAAAATCAAATCGTGTGGGGAGGTAATTATATGACTGAATATCTGCCTCCCAAAAGATGCTGGCTGGCATGGGACAAGATGCAAGAGTTTTCTGGAAGCGAATTTGAATTAGCTTGGACATCTTTTGATAGTGCCGCCAAAACTTTTAGAATGAGCAGGGTGGAGGCATATACTAACCAATCTAAAATTCACCCAACTCAAAAGCCAACAAGGTTATATGAATGGATTTTGCACAATTATGCAAAGGAAGAAGATTTGATTTTAGACACTCATTTCGGGAGCGGTTCAATAGCATTGGCAGTTGATAAAGCGAACCGATTAGATAAAATGAATTTACATTTAACCGCTTGTGAAATCGACAAAGAATATATTGACAAGGCAATCAAACGAATTTCAGAGAGTATCAAACAAGGTACGCTGTCTTTTTAGGTTGCCGATAACGTGTTTATAAACACATAAAATTGCACTTTGAGCGAATAGCTACAAAGTCATCAGAAATTAGCGAGAAACAGATAAAATCAAGATTGCAGACCCTTTTTTAAAAGATTTATGACAAACCTCGATATCTCTTTAAAATACTCTCGTGATGTGTCTACCGGAAAGGTGCCCGCATGCCTATTTGTGAAGCAAGCCGCACAGAGATTTCTAGCAGATGTTGATAAAGATAATGACTTATACTATTATGACGAGTCCGAAGTACATAGAGTCGTTAAATTTATTAATAGTCTTAATCTTACTGAGCAAAAAACGCCTAAGAAATTTATTTTAGAACCCTGGCAAACTTTTATAACTTGTAACATCTATGGCATCAAGCAAAAAGCAAATGATAAGCGCAAGTATCGTAATGCCTATATAGAACTCGCAAGGAAGAATGGAAAAAGTCAACTTGTGACGGCATTATCAATGTATCACCTTTTGATGGATATCGATGCCCAGGTTATAGTATCAGCAAACAGCAGAGATCAGGCTAAGAATGTAGACTTTAAAAAGATAAAGCAATTTTCGCAGCAACTCGACCCTCGTAAAAAATATCTTGTGCCATATTACAATTCTATCAAATTTGGTACAAATGAGCTTATAGTAACCGCATCTGATCCATCGAAGCTCGACGGGCTTAATGCCTCATTCTGTCTTATAGACGAGCTGCACGAAGCCCCCGATAATTTAATGTACAATGTACTTAAGAGCTCTCAGGGATCCCGTGAGGAGCCTTTACTTATGACAATTACTACTGCTGGATTTGATACAGAATCCTTCTGCTTCCAACTTCGGACCTACTGCACCGACATTCTTAGTGGCATGAAGGATGACCCATCACAGTTCGCAGTGATCTATACTCTTGATAAAGATGATGACTTTTCGGACGAAAAGGTGTGGCTTAAAGCGAATCCTAACCTACACGTAAGTGTTTTTGTAGACTTCCTACGCTCTGAGGTTAATAAAGCACAGAATAACTCAGCTGAGAAAGCGGGAGTAGTAGTAAAGCTATTTAATCGCTGGCTAAAGGCTAATACCCTTGATATCTGGATCGATGATAGTTATGTTACTAAGAGCTTGGAAGATATCAAGATTACTGATGAGATGTTTAAAGACCAGGACTGCATCGTAGGTATTGACCTTGCGGCAGTAAGCGATATCGCAGCTGTGAGCTATCTGTTTAATATTGGAGGCATACTATACTTCTTCAATGCATACTACATACCTGAGGATTCCGTTAACTCAAATGTTAACCTACACTCATTCAGAGAAGCGGGTAGCATCGGGGAGATAAATATAACAGAGGGCAACGTGTGCGATTTTGATTATATTCTGCGCGACATACTAAGAGCGCAGGATTTAGGCATTAATATAAAAGGGCTATATTATGATAAGTTTAACTCAACACAGTTTATAATTAATGCTACCGATGCGGGCTTAAAGTGTGTACCATTTAGCCAGATGCCGGGTAGCTTAAATAAACCGCTCAAAGAGTTTGAGCGTAGGATTAAAAGCGAAGGCATAGTGATACAGCGTAATAGTATAACTCGCTGGATGATTAGCAATGTAGTGCTAGTAGTTAATAAGATGGGGAACTATAGCATTGATAAGAGCAGCAAAAATAAGAAGATAGATGGAGTGGCCGCGATGATTGATGCGCTTGGAGGAATGCTCGAAAGTCCAATTTTTTCATTTGACATCTGCTGATCCGCTTAATTTTTATCAAAAAGTAGTATTTAAAGAAAATATTACTTGTGAAAAATCCTTTAGCGCGAATATTTAAGCGATCCGTTGACTGGGTAAGCGGAATTATTGGCACATTCAGTTTTCGATCCGCATCCAGCTTCTCTACTATTAAAGCTACTAAGCTCTCAACTGTATATCGCTGTGTATCTCTCCTATCAGATTCAGTAGCCTCTTTGACACTTAACCCCTATATCTATAAAGATAACTGGAAGTATATAAATTATGAATCAGGGCTCTTTAACCTTCTAAACGTGCAGCCTAATAGCTGGATGAGCGCTTTTATCTTTAAGAAGCTGATTGTAGTTAATATACTACTCAAGGGCAGGGCAATAATACTGATCACAAGAACAAATAACGGGAAAATAACACAGCTTACTCATTTAGACCCAGATTACATAACAGTCGAAACTCAGGGGGCAAATATATACTATATATATACGCTGATGCCTGAGGGCAAAAACCGATTTGACTCCTCTCAGATAATAGATGTTATCAATCATACTACTGATGGTGTAGAGGCAAAGAGCACGCTGCACTATGCCGCCGATTCTTTAGGCATCGCTTATAACTCTGAGCAGCATGCCTCTAATTTCTGGGCCAGTGGAGGGGCGTTGGCCGGCATCCTAAGGCCGAAGGACGGGGCTTCAATGAACTCTAAGCAGGCGACAGCTGCAAAATCCTCTTTTATATCTCAAATAAATAGCGATCTTGGCGGGTCAGCAAATAGCGTAGTGGTGCTTGGCGATGGCTTGGAATATCAGCCTATTAGTGTGAATCCTAAAGACTCTCAGCTTCTCGAGTCAAGACAATTTAACGTGATAGAGATATGCCGGTTTTTTAACGTACCTCCGGCTATGGCTTATAGCGAAACCGGTAAGTTTGGTACGGCAGAGCAGCAGAGCTTAGACTTCCTCAACAGCTCGCTTATGCCTTTGATTGAGAAGATAGAGAACGAGATGTTTCGCAAGCTTTTTCTACCAAGCGAGTGGAATACCTCCGAGCTTAAGTTTGACACCGAAAACTACCTCCGCCTCGATGCTACAACACGGGCGGCATATTACCTCAGCATGTTTCAAGTTGGCGGATACACGACTAATGAGATCCGCGATCGAATCAATGCACCATTTCCTGTAAAGGGGGGTAACAGGGCCTTTATACAGGTTAACCTACAACCCACCGACGCGCTAATCAGTGAGCAAACAGCTATTAATCCAGACGCAAAAGTTAACAATCAAGTAAAATGAGCAACATAGAAAGACGCGCAATAGCCGAAATCCGCGCATCGGCAGAAGATGATCGCACTATCTCTGGCACCGCTATCGTATTTAACAAAGAGAGTGTACTACTCGATAATATGTTTACTGAGATAATCAAGCCTGAGGCCGTTACGCAAGAGTTACTCGACTCCTCTGATATACTTATGCTCCTCAATCACGAGGACTATCAGATGCCTCTTGCCAGGAGAAAGATGGGCGCCGGTACCTTATCCGCATCAATCACACAGAGCGGAGTAGATTTCAACTTTGTGGCAAAAAAGACTCCGCTGGGGGAAGAAGCACTACAGGGAGTACGGGCAAAGGATGTAGATAGCTGCTCATTCGCATTCCGGGTAGCAGAAGGCGGCGACGAGTGGGTGAACAGGCCCGATGGAACCTGGCTGCGCACCATCACAAAATTAGAGGGCTTGTACGATTTCTCTATCGTAACTTCCCCTGCGTATATTGAAACAAGTGTACGATCACTTGATAAGGTAAAGAGTATAGAGGCGGAGCGCAGAAATGAACCGCCGACAGATCCCCCCTCGGATCCTCCGGCGCCTACAAAGGATCCCCCTGCCGATCCTGATGAAGCAATAAACAATTATTATGCGACTTTCGAGGATAGTATATCAAAATTTTCAGAATTGTAGTATTTAACAAAAAAAGCACATGAAGACACAAGCCGAACTTATTGATAGCCGAAAAGTGCTACTCGAAGAGATGCGCTCGATTATCACAGCAGGCAAAGCTGAGAAGCGCAAATTATCAGTGGTAGAATTGCGGGCTTTCGATGCCGCAAAAGCGCAGATCACAGATATCGATATAGAATTAACAAAAATAACCTCAACCGGCCCCGGGCCGCAAAACAAAAGACAAATGAAAAACGAAACAAACTTTAGCCTCATCAAGGCGATCCGGGCTGCTGCTAATAAGGACCAGTTCGATGAATCTACTCAGGTGTTTATTGAAGCCGGGCGCGAAGAAATGCGTAAAAATGGGTTTTCAACAGCTGGAAATCTTATTCTACCTTTTGAGCACCGCGCTACTATACAGGCTACAGCAGCTAACTCAGGTCAGGAAGTTGTATCTGAGCAGAAGCTCAGCATTATTGAGCCTCTAAGAGCCTCTCTCGTAACTGTACAGGCTGGCGCAACTTTCCTCAACGGGCTTGTAGGTGATATCAGCATCCCTACCTATGCGGGTACCACAGCCGCATGGAAAGGCGAAGGCGTAGTTGCTACTGAAGGGGCTGGCGCTACTGGTGAAAAGACAATGAGCCCAAAGCGCCTGACCTGCTTCCTCGACATCTCAAAACAATTCCTCCTGCAGGATTCGGCTAATGCCGAGGCTCTGCTTATGAGCGACATAGTATCCGCTATTCGCGGAAAACTCGAGGGGACTATTTTTGGAAAAGAAGCTGGTAGCTCGACACAGCCCGCTGGATTCTTTGCTACAGCCCCCAATATCAAAGGTACTGTAACCTGGGCAAATATCGTTGACATCGAGGCTGCTGTTGATACAGCAAACGCACTGACAACAGCAAAATACATCACCAACGCCGCCGGCCGCGCCCTGTTAAAGAAAACCGTTAAGGTAGCTAACCAGCCAACTTATCTGATGGCTCCTGATGGAACCCTCAACGGATATCCGGTACTTGTAACTAACCATGTAGCTTCAGCTCTTCAGGCTGGTACTGATGAGTACGGCATCGTATTTGGTGACTGGTCACAGCTGCTTATCGGCGCCTGGGGGGCGATGGATATCACAGTTGATCCGTATACCCGAGCAACGTACTCAGAGGTACGCGTTACTATCAATGCCTACTTCGACGCTATTCAGCGACGCACTGAGAGCTTTAAGACAGGCTCTATGAAATAGTATTACTTCCCAGCGTTATGCGCTTTACCGAAGCCCTGATACCGTCAGGGCTTTTTTTTACAATTTTTCGCAAAAAATAGTATTTAATAAAATAGTAAGAAAATGGCTTACACGACTCTCGATAAGTTAAAAGTACATCTTAATATCGAAGCAAGCTTTACAGAAGATGACACTCTGCTTACTGACATTATATCTGTAGCAGAGGGCGCAATAAGCGACTATGTCTGTGGAGGCCTCGATGAGTATACAGATGAGACTATGCCCGATGTAGTAAAGCACGCCGCATTTTTATTAGCCGCGCACTTGTATCTTAATCGATCGATGGTAAGCTTTGCACAGGGATACGAGATACCATACAGTTTTAAATTTTTACTTAACCCTTACCGGGTTTATACCGTTGGATGATGGCACTTATACCGGGCGATATGAGGCACACGATTAATGTGGTTGAAGTCACCTCTACCAGAGACGAGTATGGGGCGGAAGTTCTTACGGAATCAACACTATACACTCTCCGGGCATCCGTAAAGTATGGCGTTGGGAATAAGGGTATTGATCTAAATGAAATTTTCTCTCATCAAAGTATACAATTCTCGACTTATTATCGTTCTTTTGATCCTACGCACATCATAGAGTTTAAGGATAGGAGGTATAGGATAATAAGTATAACAGAGATAGGCTACCGAGAAGGCCTGATCATAAACACTGAACTAATAAACGAATAGAAATGACAAACGATGCTTTAAATCAGATCGCAGCGGCATACGGCAGTATTCCTACCGAGACCGGAGCTCAGACTATTGATATCCCCTCTTATGCTTTTGAAGCATTTGAGGACACAACCTTTGGTCTTTTTTATAATGCCGCGGGGGAGGAACTTATCTTTCACCCATGGGCGGGCAAATCAGTACTCGATACAAAAATAGCCTGGCTTGGTCAGAATGTAGCATCATTCACCATTACCGCTGGCGGGGCAGGGCAGTATTATCCTGTATCATCAGAGATGCCGAGGCCTGTGTTGCTTAGTGCTGAGACTAATACGGCAGGCGACATGGTGATTCTCGCATTCGACAGAGAGATGGCAGATCCTTCGAGCTTTGCGACTGACTTTACTGTAACCGCTGATGATGTCGAGATAACAGTATCAGCGGCAAATCTGGGCACAGATACTAAGGCCATCGAGTTAACGCTATCTATAGCAGTACTTACTGGCGAAGTAGTGCTTGTTGCGATGAACTATGGCAGAGTAACAACCTCAAGAGGGGCAAAAGCGGACATCATAACTGAGCAGGAAGTAACCAATAACGCTGTATAATTATGCCTGGGAAAGGAATAGGAATCGGATCTACTAAGTTTCGCCACGGTGCGTTGTTGAATCAAACCCTCGATGCAACACTCACAGCAACAGGAGACGGTACAGGAGTATCAACATTACGATTAGAAGTCAGCGAAAATCAAACCATTGCAATTACGTCAGGAACAGCACGCTTTTACACAGATGCAGCAGGTACACTCGGTGAATCA